CGGCAACCCGCCGTCGACGAGCAGCAGGCGCAGCCGGGTCTCCATCGGCGACGCGACCCGTGGCCGCGCCCGTTCGGCGGCGGCGCGCGCAACTCGAATGCCCCGCAGCGGCCCGAGGTCTTCGAGCATCCGCTCGACCTCGTAGCGGGTAGTAACCGGCCGGTCGAGTAGCTGCAGGCCCGGATAGTGCGCCTTGTCGGTGAGCAAGGCGTCGAGCATGACGACGGCGTCGGTCAGCGAGAGTTCGCGACAGCACGCGACGAAGGTCGCGAGCGGCGAGAGCACCGGCAGCCCCTCGAACGTCGTCGCGGGGAGGAGGGATGCGTCAATCCTGTGGCCCCGCACATCGCGGGCGATCGGCTGCGAGCGGCCCGCTGGAACGGCGACGTGGAGCGGCTGCGGGGCCGCTGGTTTGACCAGTTCTGTGTCAGCGGATTCCTCGGTGGAGTCATAGTGTTGCTCGGGCTGCTGGTCGGTGGCCGGCTTCGCCTTCAGCTCGGGATGCGGGAGTCCATAGATTCGCGCCGCCGTCGCACCGCAGAATGCCGCGCCTTCGGGCATCCGTGCCGCGTACTCGCGCAGGTCGCGGAGTCGATCGGTGCTTGGGCCCGGCAGCACCCGCACGCCGTATCGCGGTGCCGAGAATCGGCGGCTTCGGAGTTGTTGCAGCGAGAGTCCGGCGTCCGTGCCCGAGGCGAGCGAGAACGGGTCTCGCGAAATGGCTGCGGGGAGGTCGTCTGCATTCATGCGGGCAACGTAGCCGGGGTCGACGGGAGCCCGCCGCCGTTGTCCACAGGCGCATCCGTCTCTTCCGCTGCCTGACGGCAATTTGCGCGATTTCGGGCGAAAACGTTGCAAATTGCCGTCAGGCAGCGGAAGCGGGCGGATGGGCGTGGGCGCCAGGGCGACCGGCAGGCAAGGCAAGGCAGACACGGCAGGCAGGGCGCAGGGCGGCGCTGCGAGGAAGGCTGCCGGAAACGAAAAAGTGCCGGACCGCAGAACGCCTCTCGGCGGAAGGCCGCTCGAAGCGGCAAAAATTGGAGCCCGGGGTTACTGCGGCCCGGCGACCACAAGTTTACGGCCGCACGTCGACGTCGCAACCCGTGTTCGCCACTCGCGAGCGCGGGAATGAATCACCCCGCGAACGCGCTGAATTTGGTACGGAAACGCGGCGCCGACTCGAGCTCGCCAGCGACGCAGGCCGCCCGCCTACTCGAGCTGCCCCGCACACCAGAGCTTCGCACTCGCCGAAAGATCGCGGGCAAAGTCGAGGTACCGAGCGCCACGGCGCAGGGCGGCGGATGCGCGCGCCGGGTTGATGTGCTCGTCCGATTCGGCGATCGAGGCGGCTCCCTGCGACATGACGGCGCAGAAGGCGGCCGCGCGGTCGAGCGCATCCGCGAAGTCACCGGTGAACGCGCCGCGCAGAATCTGCTCGATGAGCGTCAACAGTTCGTCGGGCCCGGTCGGCTCGACGGCGCCCGCGACGACGCGGGAGATCGACACGTCGACCTCGACCCCGCGGCGGTAGAGGTAGCTCGAGGTGGTCGGGTCTTGCGTCACGGCGGCGTGCACGAGGTACAGCCGCCACAGGGAGCCCGGCAGGCTGTGGGCCGCGGCCGGCGCCCAGAGCTGCACCAGATCATCCAGCCCGTTGCTGTTCGCGTACGACACGGTGCGCTCGACGACGTCGGGATCGTCGCTCGTGCGCACGCCGTTGAGCAGCGCATGCGCGGTGTCGTGCGCCACGCGGTTCACCGCAGCGGGATCGGGAGCGCCCTCAAACGTGTCGAACGCGCTGATCGGCATTCGCACGGGTCGGTGAAAGCGGTCCACGTGGCTCCCTTCGGGTGACGGCTGAGCTGACAACGCCCTCTAGTCTCTCGCGTTCACGGCGCCGACGCGAGCGGATGCGCCCACCGCGAACCGCGCGCGGCCGCCGCGTGGGCGCGCACGATTACAGTTGTCGGCATGGCACTTCGCTCTTCCTCCCCCGCCGCCGCGAGCACCCCCGAGGCGGCCGACGAGTCGCTCGGCCAGTCGCAAAGCCAGCGTGTGCGGCCGGATACGCCCGAGAAGCGCTGGTCCGCGCTCATCGCGGCGGCGCTCATTGTGGTGTCGATGTTCCTGCCGTGGTGGCTGACGACGTATCCGATTCGCAACGACGCCGACTTCCTCACGGGCTGGCAGCTGCTCGGCCTCGGGCTCGGGTTCGGTGACTGGGCGTCGCAGACGAACTTCTCGGCGTTCGGCAACGTGCTCTGGGGCGTCGTGCCGACCGTCGCGGGGCTGCTGCTCGCGGTGCTGCTCGTCGTGCGTGCGACGCGGCCCCGGGCGATTCCGGCGCCGAACATCGCGCTGTGGGCGGTCTTCTCGCTGCTGTGCCAGCTCTGGCTCGTCGCGCTCGGATGGGCGCGCCTCAACGCGAGCTTCGGCGAGTTCCCGACGCTGTGGGGCATGCTGCCCTCGACGATGGCGGCCGTCTACTCGGCGGTGACGCTCATGAACTGGTGGCGCCGAGGCGAGAAAGGCCTGTGGCCCGCGCGTGGCCGCCGCCGGGCCGCCGCGAGCGACGCCGAAATGGATTCCCTGTTCGGCATCGACAGCAGCGAGGCGGATACGGTGGCTCGCGACAAGCCCCTGGTGGTCGACGACGAGGTGGTCGCCGACGCTGGTGCCGCCGACGAGACCACCGACGACGCGTCCGCCAACGAGTCCGCCGCAAGCGACGATTCGCGCCGCGAGTAGCCGCTAGACTTTCGGGCGGGCCTATAGCTCAGTTGGCAGAGCAGTGGACTTTTAATCCATGGGTCGCGGGTTCGAGCCCCGCTGGGCCCACCAGCAAGAATGCCCCTACTCCCCAGTGTTTACGCGGGAGTGGGGGCCTTCGTCTTGTTTGCGGCAGGCGCTTTGCCCACTTTTTGCCCACATTTTGATTCTCGAGCGGCGTCGAGCGCGGCCGCGACGGCGTCGAGGTCGTCCTCGAAAAGGTCGGCGTACGTGTCGAGCGTCATGGCCGCCGACGAGTGTCCAAGCATGCGCTGCACTGCCTTCGGCGACGCGCCAGCGGAGATTGCGAGTGATGCCGCTGTGTGGCGCAGCGAGTGCGGCGAGAAGTCAGGCACCGTCGTGCCGTGCTCGTTCGCGCCACGGATCGCGGCCTTGAGCCAGCTTCGTTGCGAGTGCAGAGTGCGCAGCGCGTTCTCCCCGTCACCGAACAGGAGCGAGTCACGGCCCCGGCCCTCACACTGTTTGGCGAGCGCCGTCGCGAGGAACTTCGGGAACGGCACCGATCGGCGCTCGTACGTCTTCGGAGTCGTGAACGCCTCTTCACGCTTCTTGAGCACGACAACGGATTGCTCGACGTTCACGCGGCGACGCAACATGTCGAGGTTGCGGACGCGCAGCGCCGCCATCTCACCCCACCTCAGCCCGGTGTAGGCGAGGAATCGCACGAGTAGCGCGTGCTCGTCAGTGTCGGCAGCGGATGCTACGGCGTCGACCTGCACATGCGTGAGGTACGCGCGCGGCTTCGGCACCTTGCGGGGCAGCGCGACGCCGGCGGCCGCGTTCCGGGCGACGAGCTGGTCTTTCACAGCGGTCGCGAGGATGCCGTGCAGCATGCCGTGGCAGCGCCGCACAATGCTCGGGCTGCAGTCGGCGGCGAGCTCAGCGATCCACGCTTCGACGTCGCTTGTGCGCACGCTCGAGACTGCCCAGTTCCCCCACTTCGGTTTGACGCGGTTGAGCCATTCGGAGTGCTCGACTCGCCAGGTGGATGGTTTGAGGGTCGCGGCTCTGTTCTTGTCGCGGGTGTCGCCGAGCTCGCTGATGAGTGCGCGGCCGGCGGCAGCTTCAACGAATGAGCCGGTGAGTTTCGAGACTTCGACGGTCGCGGCGAATGCGGCGGCGTCCTTCTTGCGGATGTAGCCGCGCTTGTCGGTTTGCGAGCCGTCGGGTTTGCGGTAGCGGACTCTGTAGCGGGGGCCCGCTTTTGTCTCGTACTTGGTGATCGTGGCCATGGTGCGCTACAGATTCGCGCACTGACTGACGGCAAGGTTGAGGCCGACAAGCACGTCGTAGCCGTCATCGCCAGGCTCGGTGTTGAGTGACGAGTTCGCGGCGTATCGGAGATATTGCGCGAGGTCGGAGTCGATGTCGGAGGCGGCGGCGCGCACGGAGAGCTCAAAAATCAAGTCCTGCACGTCGTCGTAGTTGCCGTCCTGAATCTCGGTTCGGTATGCCTCTGCGTAAGAGCATGCCGTGCTCTCGGTGATGGGCTCGACCTCTTCGACGTTCTCAGTCCGAGTCGGCGCAGCTTCACTCGATTCGCTCGGTTCACTCGCGCATCCCACGAGGAGCAGCAGAGCGGCGGCGGCGAGAGCAGCAAGGGACTTGTTCATGGTGGGGCCTTTCAAGCGGTGTCGCGCCAGAGCTGTTCTGCGTGCGCGTAATTAGTGGGAATGGATAGCCAGATCTTCAACATGCGTGGGATGACGGCAAGCGCGGCAGCCCACTTCTCGGGGTGGTGGGGATAGTCGATGGCGCACTGCACGACCGCCTCGGCGCGGAGGAGGTGATCGGCAGCCCATCGGTCGGCGCGATATTCGCTCGCGCCGGTGTAGTGGTGACCTAGCTCGTGTGCGAGCGTGCAGCGCTCGACAACGGAGTGCATGCCGGGCTGTAGGACGATGAGTTGCCGTCCGGGATAGTAGCGGCCACGCTCAGCGATGTCGTCGTAGGTGACGGTGATTCCGTGGCTGGTGGCGTGATCATGTGGGCTCCACATGGGGTCATGGTGACGCCAGCCAGCGACATTAGGGCTCGGTCGGGTCGTCGTTGTGGTCACGGCGCACGTCGGCTACGTACTCCTCGAGGTCGCGCTCGACGCCTTCAGGGGCATGGAACGCGCCGAAGCGGTTGTCGGCCGGGATGACGTTGTCGGCGGGCTCACGAAGGCGGTCATGCTCGTCGCTCGCGTCCATGAGGCGGCGCGCGATTTCACCGAGCAGTTGCTCGTCTGTGGCGTCCATGAGCGCGTCAAGCGCCGCGGTGGTCGCGACATCGATCGGGCTGATGAGCCCCTGCGCAATGAGGCCGTCGAGCACGCTCACGCCGTAAGCGCGCGCGATCTTGACCACCGTCTCAGGGCTGAGATTCCGGCCGGCGACCTGACGATTCAGAGTGGCTTGCCATACACCGGAGCGCTGCGCGATCGCGTTGATGCTGTCGCCACCGGTCGTCTCGTCGTACCACTCAAACAGGCCGTCTTGCGTTGATTTATCAGGCATGTAAACAGTCTGTCTAACGCGGGTCGCTCATGTCAAGCAATCCGGGAAACTACACGCTTGACATTAGCTAAACAGGACGTCTAGATTCTTAAACACAACGAGAAACGAACCGCTCAGGAGGTGAACATGACCGCAACCATCCGATTCCGTCCCGGCTTCCTCGACCGCCTACAGAAGGCACACGGGTTCCAGACCGAAACCGCGCTCGCGGGAGCCATCGGCGTCAGCGCCCCGGTCCTCAACAAGGCGAAGCGTTCCGGCGTCGCGACCGCGCAGATACTCGCCGGTATCTCACAGGCATTCGGGTACGGCCTCGGCGAAATCGCCTACGTCGAGCCGAAGCGCACCGAGCCCTCGGCGCAAGCCGCCTAACACATGAAAGCGCCCCCGCGCGAAGGACTAGTTCACCGGGGGCATGGAGGCAAAGGAGGCCTCACTATGCAAATCGTACCGTTCAACTTTGGGTCGCACGAGGTGCGGACCCTGACCATCGATGGCGAGCCATGGTTCGTCGCCGCCGACGTCGCGGCTGTGCTCGGGTACTCAGCGACTTCCGCACTCACGCGCATTCTCGACGACGAGGAGAAGGGGGTGCAGAATCTGCACACCCTTGGCGGGGTCCAGCTCATGGCCGTCATCTCGGAGAGCGGCATCTACTCGGCGGCCCTCCGCTCCCGAGTTCCAGGCGCGAAGGCGTTCAAGCGCTGGGTGACCGAGTCCCTCCCGCTCGAAGGGGTGGCCTGATGTCTGAGCTGTTGACCGAAGCAGAGGTCGCGGACTACTACCGCATCCCGGCGTCCACGTTGAACGAGATGCGTGCCCGCCGTAGCCACTCGCGTAGTGGCGAGCAGGGCCCCCCGTTCTACCGGCTGGGGCGCGCGATTCGCTATGAACGTGCCGACGTTGAGGCGTGGCTGAACGAAAAGAAGGTGGCGTGATGTCCAAGTTGCCGAAGTTCTCTGTGGAGCCGTCGCTGATCAAGCGACTCCCCATCACGGTGACGGTCGATCTTGGCCGGTTCGCGACTGGTGTCCGTGACCTGTCGATCGCGGAGGCGCGTGCGCTGGCTGATTCGTTGCATGACCTGTGTGACGAGCTCGAGAAACCGGAGGCCGAGTCATGACCGTGCTGGACGTGATCTGTCTCGACGGCGTCTGGCCGGTGCTCGGGCCGATCTCGGGCGACGGGATCGCCCGGCATCACCACATGGAGCATGTGGATTATCCGCTGCTCTGGGCTCTGCCGGGGGTGGTCGCGTGACCTTGCAACGTCTCTGGGCGTTGGCGCAGGCACTCGTCGACGCCCGCGACCAGGCACTCACCCTCCCGCCTGATGTCGACACGTATCTGCAGCCGCTGCCACTCGTCTACGGCTGCGACCACCGGCCTCGCTATTACACGGCGGCCGCCACACCCAACTACGACCACCTGAAAGGACTTCGGCCGTGAAGAAGATCGCGACCCTGCTGCTGATCCTGCTCGCGATCTTCGGCGGCTACGGCCTCACCGTGAACCCGTCAAATCTGTTCTGCTCGCTCATGCTCATGGCGCTGCTGGCATGGCTCGCACTCACGGCATGGCGGGAAGAGGTCGACCAGTGACCCGCAGCCGAGCCTCAGCGAAACAGGCCGGCGCCGCGTTCGAACGCAAGATCGCCGACTACCTCGCTGAAACCATCGACGACCGAATCGACCGCCGCGTCAAAACCGGCGCGAAAGACCGCGGCGACATCGCCGGCCTCCGCCACATGGGGCAGCGCATCGTCCTCGAGTGCAAGGACTACGGCGGCCGGCTCGAGCCCGTCGCGTGGACAACGGAAGCGCAGGTCGAGGCGGCGAATGATGACGCCCTCGCAGGCTTCGTCGTCGCGAAGCGTCGCGGCACCACCGACCCAAGCAAGCAGTGGTTTATCGGCACGCTCGCCGACTTCGTCGCACTCATCAACGGTGAGCACCCCAACCCAGGTTTTTAGGAGACAGACATGACCATTTTTCAGGATGTGCTCGCCCGTGCTGGTGTGAGCAAAGACCACGATTTCGCGGGCTGGCAGGCGCAGCGTGCCCTCGGCATCACCGCGACGAATGTGCGCGACCTCGTGAAGGGCGGCGCAGCATTCCGTAAGCAACTCCTCGCGGAGAAGCGCGGCACCCCGTCAGAGTTCCGCGGCAGCCAGTACACGGAGTGGGGCAACCGGCGCGAACCTGTGCTTGGGCAGGTGCTCGCGGGTGCAGGAATCTCGCCGGAGGATCGCGTGTTTTTCGCGGCGGAGAACCCCCGCTACCTCGCATCCCCTGACGGCCTCGGTGAAGACCTCACCGGCGACATCATGGTCGGCGAGATCAAGACCACCAAGCACGACCTCACCCCAGGCGGGGAGCATTTCGAGCGCTCCGGCTACTACGACCAAATGCAGTGGCAGATGCTCGTCACCGGCGCCACGAAGACGCTGTTCGTGTGGGAACAGCACGACGACGCGTGGCCGAACCCGACGCCGCTCCCGCACAAGGTCGCGTGGATCGAACGCGACGACGACCGGATCGCGTATCTGCGTGAGCTCGCGGACGGGTTCCTCGCGGAGCTCGACGGAGAGAAGCCATTCACGCAGCGGGAGTTGCAGCACATCCGTGTGCAGGCAGACAAGTTCGCGTTCCACCGGCTGCGGGCCGCGCAAGCCGAGAAAGAGTTACGCCGGCTGATTGGTGACCGGCATATCTCGGAATCGCTCGACTCGAAGCGGTTCGACCAGGTGAAGGTGTCGTTCGGCGGCAACGGCATGAAGCCCGCTCTGCGTGTTGACGAGGAGCGCGCGAAGCAGGAGCGGCCGGAACTCTGGGATGCGCTCCAGGCGGCGCAGGCGGCCTGGCAGAACACGCTGGCTGACCGGTACACGGTACGCGAACTCAAACAGTCGAAGGGCCGTCTCACGGTGAAGGAAATTATCGAGGAGAAGGCAGCATGAGCGGCGAACTCACCAAGCTCCCGGCGAACGGCGACGTGCAGTCATGGACTGAGGGGGAGAAAGCGCTCGCGCAGTCCATCGGACTCATGGGGGCTCCTCGCCCGACGATCGAAGCGTTTCTACGGCACTGTGCTCGTACGGGCCTCGACCCGGTCGCACGCCAGATATACGCGATCCAGCGCGCCGGGAAGTGGGGCATCCAAGTCTCCATCGACGGTGCCCGCCTGGTCGCTGAGCGGTCGGGCGCGTATCGCGGGCAGACTGCCGCGCAGTGGACCGCAGACGGTACCGCATGGGTCGATGTGTGGCTCGACAAAAAGCCGCCCGCTGCGGCCCGTGTGGGGGTTTACCGTGACGGCTTCGCGGAGCCGATGATCGCGGTCGCGACGCTTGACCAGTACCGGCCCGGTGGCAAGGCCCCCATGTGGGACAAGATGCCGGCGCTGATGCTCGCGAAGTGCGCCGAGATGCTCGCGCTCAGGAAGGCGTTCCCGCAGGACCTCTCAGGCCTGTATTCGGCGGAGGAAATGGACCAGGCGGGGAAGTCGGAGCGTCCTGCTGCGCCGGTCCCGCCGTTGGCGGAGCCTGTCAAGCAGGAAGTCACGGTCGATTGGGCTGCGGCGGCTGCGGCGTGCGGCACGGTCGAGAAGCTTCGCGAGGTGTGGGGCGAGTGCCAGGAAAAGGGCGAGCTTGGTCTCGTGATTGATGGGCACAGCGTGCAGTCGATTTTGAAATCCCGCGCGGCGGAGATCGAGAAGGCCGCGGCGGCCGCTGCTGCCGAGCCCGCGACGGCCGAGCCGGAGGACACCCCCGACGTCATCGAGGGCGAGCTCATCGAGGAGGAAATCTTCTAATGGCGATCCCTACGAAGGTGCGCGACCTCGTACTTGAGCGTGACGACTGGGCCTGTGTCATCGGCCTGCCGGGATGCTCGGGCCGCGCGCAGTACTGCGACCACCGTGCGAATCGCGGCATGGGCGGATCGAAAGCGCTTGACGTGCCGTCGAACCTGATCGGCGTCTGCTGGTCGTGCAACCACGCGAAAGAGGACTCGACCGGAGCGACCCGGCGTGAGCTCGAGATCCGCGGTATCCGACTCCGAAACCGGGGCTGGCCGGAGGACACGATCCTCCACGCCGAAGCAACACAGGTCGGCTACCCGGATGGGTCGTGGTGGCTGCTCGATCGGGCTGGTGGGCGTGAGCCTGCCGGACCGCCAGAAATTTAGGAGGTGACTCATGTGGTTCAAGGTCGATGACAAGTTCCACTCGCACGACAAGGTCGCTGAAACAGAGGAGCCGAAGGCCGCCGCCGGATTGTGGACGTTGTGTGGCTCGTGGTCTGCGGATTACGGCCGTGACGGGTTCGTGCCGTTGTCGATCGTGCGCCGATATGACGGCGAGACGGAGGCTGCCGAGCTCGTGCGCGTTGGCTTGTGGCGGACGGTTGAGGGCGGGTTCCAGTTCCACGATTGGGCCGTGTATCAGCCGTCGAAGGCGGATGTGGACGCGAAGCGGGAGGCGCGTGCTGAGGCTGGGCGTCGGGGCGGGGTGAAGTCGGGCGAGGCCCGTCGAGCGAAGCAAAACCGAAGCAAAGCCGAAGCAAACGCGAAGCAAAACGAAGCAAACGTCAACCCCGATCCCGTCCCCGATCCCGAACCCGAGACTCTTGTGGTTACTACTACTTGTCAGTCCAGTCCTCTTACGCGCGAGCATGACGACGGACCTGTGGATAACTCGTCAACAGAGTCGCTCGACGGCATCAACGTCTACGCGGTGCAACGCTCCGTCGCTGAGCATTGCGGGCTCGACATTGACGTGTTCACCGCGAACCGGCTCGCGGGCGAAATCATCACCCGCTCGACCGAGCCCGTGAAGCGGCCGACCGCGTACGTACAGACCGCGATCCGCAACGAGCCCGACGCGATCCGCGCATACCTCGAGGGGGTCGCGGCGTGAAGATCGACGTCCCTGACCACGTGTATGGGCAGCTCGCGAAACTCGCCGACAAGCGCGGCATCAAGATCGGCGAACTCCTCGCACAAGCCCTCGCCAAGCCCCGGCTCCCTCCTCGCCCTGACCTCGGCAACGGCTGGCATCGGTTCGCTGTCGACGCCGACCGCGAGGGGTGGACCACCGCCGAGATGAGCGTGGCGTTCGGCGTCCCGCAATACAAGATTCGCGACTTCCTGTCGCAGCAACGAAAGGCAAACACATGACCGACACCATCATCACCATCGTTGGCAACCTCACCGCCGACCCCGAACTCCGCTTCACGTCGCAGGGCCTCGCGGTAGCGAACTTCACGATCGCGTCCACCCCTCGTGTGCGTGACCGGCAGTCTGGCGAGTACAAGGACGGCGAAGCCCTGTTCCTGCGCTGCAGCATCTGGCGCGACTACGCCGAGCACGTCGCCTCGAGCCTCGGTAAGGGGCAGCGGGTGATCGCACAGGGCAAGCTCAAGCAGCGCTCGTACGAGACCCGCGAGGGCGAGAAGCGCACCACCGTCGAGCTCGAGGTCGAGGAGATCGGCCCCTCGCTCCGCTACGCGACCGCGCAGGTGACCCGCACGCAGGGCGGCAGCAACAGCTCAGGTTGGGCGCAGGGCGGCCAGGGAGCCGCGAACAACGACTGGGGTAACCAGGCACCGCAGGGTGGGCAGGGAGCCCCGCAGAACGCGCCGCAGCGCCCGAGCTGGGCAAACGACGCACCCCTCGAAGAGGAGCCCCCGTTCTAATGCGCAAACACATCAACCGTGGCTCATACGCCACCACCCAGCCGAAACCTGAACAGGTGGGCCGCTGTTCCCGCCGCTGCTGCTGGACCCCGATGGGATGCGCCCGCAAGCAGCGCTGCAACTGCCACGTGAAGGAGCGATCGTGAACCTCGGATGTATCACGAACTATGTCGCGGGCCGGTCGTGCACGATCGCCGGCGAGCACCTCTCGACCTGCCGAGGCTTCTTCCTCGGCTGGGGCGGGCGCGTGCTCGAGTGCGGCGGGTGCCTCCCGCAGCCGGCGACCAGGCATCTGCTGTGTGAGTCCTGCTTCCAGAAGTTCGAGGCGGCGATTGACTTGGCGGTCGACCTGGTCACGCATCTGCGTTCGGTGGAGCGTGGGCCGGTGCCGGATGGGCCGCGGTCGGCGAACCGTCCGGGGTCGAAGGTGTTGATGCCGGTGTCGAGGATGACGGCTGACGACGTGTGGGCGGCGTTGCGTGAGCTCGCGTTCCGTGCTGACCCTGCGTATCCGGGTGACCATGTGGGGGCGTCGGCGTACGAGTTCCGGCCCGATGCTGACATTGGAACGGTCGCGGCATTGACACATACGGCGGTGGTGTCGGCGACGCGCGCCGATCTGAGTGTGTTCAATCATGCCGAGCTCGCGGTGCGGTTCTACGGCCGGGTGCAGACCGCGCTCGCCAGGTTCCCGATTCAGGAATACAACCGGGTGATGCCGTACGCGAAGTGCCGGAATTGTGGTTGCTTCACGCTCGAGCGGCGGCCTCCGCTGCAGTATCTGGACCCGATCACGGTGTTGTGCATCAACGAGCACTGCCAGTGGGAGTTCGATCCCAACACGGTCGAGGTTGATCTGGCGGAGTATCGGGCGCGTGTCGAGGCGGAGCTGGTCGCATGATCCGCCTGGTTGAGCGCGAGACGGGCGCGCAGGTGTGGCCCGTCGTCGAGGAGCAGGCGAAGCTGAACGGCTGGCTCGCGCATCTCGCGTCCGACGCCGACCTGAGAGCAAAAGCCCCCGAGTACCGGGGCATCGCGGAAGACCTGGTCGCTGATGTGCGCTGAATGCGCGGCAGTGGCGGCAGGTATCGAAACAGACGAACTAGGAGACAAGAACGATGAGTGAGTCAACGAGTCTGCGAGAAGCAATCGCGCGGGCGATCTTTGATAGCGACCACGGTGACTACCACCCACTTTCACGGGATGAAATCTGGGGTGATCCTCGAGGAGGGTCGCGTACCAGGGACGAGTATTACGCCAACGCTGACGCGGTGCTTGCGGTGCTGACTGACACGCCCGCATATCTCGCGCTCGACCTCTGGATGGCGCTCGGTCTCTCCTCGCGTGACTTCGATGCCTATCTCGAACGTAACGGCTGGGCTGACACATGGTCCAACCTGCTCGACGGGGTTCGCCGCAAGTCCGGTCGTCGGGGCTGCTCGAAGCACACCGAGACGCCTCGTGAGCGGTGTGTCTTGATTGCAGGCCATGTTGGCCCGTGCATGGGTGCGAGCGATGTGGGCAGCTCGGAGCGGCTCCCAGGTGCGGCGTTCGAGGGTGAGCAGGCATGAACGCATGGCCGACGACAGAAGAAGTTCTGGCGACGTTCACGGCATCGGATCGGCTCGCGTTCGACCGTTGGCTTGCTGACCATGATGCCAAGGTGCGTGCTGAGGCGCTGCGTGATGCACGAACCGACCTTGGTGAATGGGCTGACGAGCTGGGGCTGACCGTCGGAGACGAGCACGACGACAGCACCTGGGTTGACGTGACACTTCGGGAGTGGCTCGAGCTGCGCGCCGACCGGATCGAGCGAGGTGAGTCGTCGTGACTCGGGCGAGAGCAGACGGCGGCATCGCAGGATGGATCAAATCCGTGACGCGGGCGTACGTGACCAAAGAGGACGGCAAGTGGCTCGGTGTTAGAGCGTGCCGCGCGAGCGGCAGGTTATGTGACACATGGGCTGAGGCACTGGCGTACGCGCTAGGAGAGGACGAGACATGAGAGTGCTGGATGCAGTACGTCGTCACGATGGTCTGATTCGTGACGCGAACCGGATTAGGAATTTGATCCGCACTGTGAGTGCGGGGCGGGCCGAGTTCGGGATGCGTGACGTGTACGGGGAGCAGCGCGAATGCACGTTCACGCCGCTCGGCACGTCGTACAAGAACGATCTGATTGAGGCGTTGCAACACATGGAGGAAGAAGCTCGCGCTGAGGCGGCGCGGGTGATCGAACCGTACCGGGAGGGGGACGAGCTGTGACCGAGAAACTGAGTGACATCTACACGGTCGTCCACAAGGCTGTCCACGCCGCGATCACAGCCATGACTCCTGCCGAGCGTGAACGCCTGGTGATGGGGCCATACGACGAGGTGAACGGACGAGGGAAATGACCGAGAAGCTGAGTGACGAACGCCTCGCGGAACTGCGGGCGTTGCAGCAGAAGCGGATCGAGGGCCGGGGTGGCGTACCCGAGGTGCGCGATCTGGTGAAAGCGTTGGACGAACTCGATCGGCTGCGTCGATGGAAAGCGGAAGC